TCGATTGGCTGGCCCGGTACGTCATTGCGGGTCACTGCGAGGCCAACGCTTAGGGTGAGGGCGTCCCGTGCGGTCTGGTTCGGTACCGGGATGACAACGTTGGACTTGTCGGCCATTGTCGCGAGGTCTGCGGTGAGGTTGTAGGCGTCCGCGTTGACGGGGACGATGATTCCGTTTGGGCGTGTCTGAGGCATGTTAACGGCTCCAGTCGATGGTTAGGAGGCCAGAGGCCGCTTCTTGGAGGTAACCGGCGAACCCCGCGTAAGGGTCACCGGCGATGGAGATCCCGCCCCCGCCGGCAAGAGCGCCAGCAAACGAGGTGGGAAGGTCGAAGGTTTGTTGGCCAGCGCCGGGTTGGATGACGACATCGAATGGCCCGGTTGTGCGGGTCACGTCACCACCGGGCCTGTTGGCCGAGGTGTGCGCGTAGAAATGGACAGTCGCCGGGGAATTCGACGCACCCACAGCACGGCGGGAACCAAGCGTGAACTGGATCCTGTCGATTCTGCGGCCAGCCAACTGCGCGACGGAACCGGCATAAAACCACGCCCCATACGTCGTATACCCGGACGACGAGCCCTGATAGACCCTGCCGCCCCCACCGGACCATGAGTCCCACACCCCGAGCCCCGGAACCCATGTAGCGGAATCCGTGGCCGGGTAGGGTGTTTGGCCTGACTGGTCCTGTCCCACGGGGGCGCTGACGGCTGGTGTTCCCGGCGTGGTGGGTGCCGCGACAACACCAACCTGCCCTGTCACGTACGGGTACGAGGCGTTCCACGCGAGCAGCACGTTGTCATTCACGGTCGGCGTGTACGATGCCGCGAACTTCGCAACATAGTCGATACCGTCAGTACCAGTAACAGTGATCGTCGGAGACGACGGGGGGACGGTCTTCACCACACCCTCAGCAGGCCTTGGTGCGAGCGTCACCCTGCCTGTCACCACCGCATCCCCGGTCCCGGTGATAACTACCGAAACCGGGTCGCCAACAGCGACCACCACAGGATCCTGATAGCGCGGATAGAGCACATTGCCTTGCACGTTCACCGCCAACAACCCGTTGGCGTCCTTCACGACAGTCCCCGAATACGTGGTCCCATCGCCGGGGTTAGGGGTCGTTTCAAGTCCGCGAAGATTCGCCACAGGGTCACCTTTCGGGCATGAAAAAAGCCCCACACATGTAGGGCTTAGGTACAAGATGTTGTACGTGAGTGGTTAGTATTCGGGTTGCAGGAACGGGCCAGGAGACAAGAACAGCCCCGGCATCAACGGGTGACGCTTCACCACGCCCGTCTGAACCACCGGTCCAGCAAGGCTAAGGTTCGACGCGCCACTGAACGCGGCCTGCACATCCGAGTAGCTGCACTCAACAGTGAGGACCATCTTCTCCGGGGCGCCGGAACTGAACCCGAGTGACATGGTTTTCACCCGGCCAACGACAGCGATCACACGCCCACCAACAAGGGCGTTGTACACCGTCACCCAATCGCCCTGTTGAATCTGCGGCTGCGGCAAACATGTCACCACAAGATCAGTGGTCAAACCCGCCAACTGCGTGTCACGCATCGTCTTCGCGTAAGCATCACACTCAGCCTGAGTCGTCAACATCGTGGAGCTGTAGAACTTCGGGTAGCGCCCGTGCGGGCCGTTCACCCGCAAAGGGCCTGCCGTGATAGCCGCATAACCCCGGATCGGAACCTGCGTTGAGGATCCCTTTGAATCCGTGGTCTGCAACTGACCCTCGGCGTAAAATTCATTGAACAGGCTGTCGTACTTTTGTTCCCGGTCCACCCGGACCAAGAGCCCTTCAGCGCCGCCCTTGAGTGTCGCCACGGGGGTTTGGGGGGTGAGTGGGTAGACTTCGAACTGACCAGCCCCGTTGAACCGGTAGTCGCAGTTGATCCGTTTGCACAAATCCTGGACCGCGTTCAACCGGTCACCCTGATACACCAGCGTCGAATTCACCGAAGCATCAACAACACCCGCCGTGGTGACCACAGGGCAGATATCCCCGATGATGCGGGTAATCTCCCCAACGATCGTCGGAGACACCCCCACAGGGGACTCAGGGGCCGGGAACTGCGCCTTAGCAATAACCGTGCCAAGGTCTTCGGCGTCAACCTGAACCTCAGCCCCGCCACTAACATGGGCGAGCCGGGTATCAGGTGCAACAGGTGTGTCCGGGGTGACAGTGCCAGCCTCGGTGATCGTGTAAGCGATCCACGACTCAACAGGCTTCGAAGTCGTAACCCGGTACCAGCCCACATTGATACTGCCCGCGCCGCCCACATTGTAGATGACCTGCAATCGGGCACCACCCACGCCCAGCGTGTCTTCCAACAGCCAGGGGGCCAGTACCCCGTCCTCATCATCCACAGACAAGGACAGGGTTTGGATTTGCCGTGTGGCGTCCCAACCGAACCGGGCCGAAGATATCGGCAACGGGTCAGGGTTAGCGAGCCTCCCGCCGTACCAAGCCCACACCGTGAGTGAATCGCCGCTCCGGGATCCTGTCAGCGCCGCAACAGTGTTCGCATCAACCTGACGCATCAAACACCGCCCTTAGCTGTAGCAGTTCGCGGAACCCGTAAACGATGGGCTAGTACCAGACAACTCACACACAGCCCGCCAATACGGGGCCTTCACCGGGAACCGGCGCACCACTGTACACGGGCCAGTAATCGGGTCGAACGTGTCGCCGGCCTCAGCCCACGTGCCACCATCCACACTCCACTGCAACCGGAACGCAGCCGAAGCACCCGCTCCGGACATAGCAGTGACATCAAGGATGATCGACACCCAATCCGCCGTGGCGGGGACCACCTTGTTGACCGTCGCAACCGTTGACTGTGTGATCGTCCCGGAAAAAATCGGGGAAGTCGTAGGCATAACAGCCCTTTCGTTAGACGCCCGAAGGGCTCTTGAGAACATCGAGGTACGTCTTGCTGGCAAGGGCCGTCTGCGGGGCCTGATACGTGCCCCACAACGCCGCCACCGTCCCATACGTCCACACCGGAACAAGAACATTCATCGTCGGCGCAGCAACAAGGTCGCCTTTGAGTTCCCACTTAGTGACAGTGCCTTCCCAGCGGGAGAACTGCGGCTGTTCAACAGGTTTGGCCGACGCCACGTAACACAACCCTGGCAAGGGCGAACCGAACGTAGGCAGCGGCCTGACCAGTAGGATCGGTGCTTGCTGCAACAGGTTCCGAAGGTTCGTTGTCTGCTGGGCCGCGGTAGTGACCATTGAAAAGTCAACGTTCGCGGCGGACAACCGCTGTCCCATGAGAGCCACCGGATCGGGAGAACCGATGACCTGCATGAGGTTCATGCCAGCCGCGTGCTCAAGGGCGCCGATCGCCTGCCCTTGTAGCGTTGGCTCACCATTCGGGGAATAGTTTTCGTAGAGAGGGATCGCGGAGGTTGGCACTAGCGGATCCTGGATGCACGCCGCAGCAGCGTTTACTATCGTGGTTTGCTGGGTGACGCCGGCCCCGTAGTTCAGGCCGGATGTTATTTCGAGGTCGTAGGCGACGGTGCGGCCCAAGGGCGCTTCGTAGTCGATGATGAAGTTTGATCCATTGACCGTCCACTTACGTGCGCCGCGGACTGCTTGGCGTTTTCCGTTCACGGTGCGCCAGACGCCCACGACGTTGTCCGTGGGCGTGACATCACTGATGGTGATTTCCACGCGCGGGCACGGGTCGAATGTTGGTTTCGTTACAAGGCTGATCGCCGGGGTATACGTGGTCGCGGTGCTGGTGGAGGCATTTGGCGCCACCGTCCATGCGTACATGACACTGTTGGCGCTCACGTAGGAGCCGTCGAAAAACAACCCCTGCGTTGTACCCGCCTCCACCAGCAGCCCTTGAACATCCAGGGTTGAGCCGATGGACCAGTTAGCGCCGCCCGTGGTGGCCAGCACTGACAGGTTGCCCTGCGTGGCTGTTGCCGGGGCCGTGCCGGTGACGAACACCTGAGTCCACACGTTCGCCGTCAACGAGATCGCGCCCGATGCCGTGGTGGAAATGTACCCGCCACCGGACGTGTTCCAGTCCATGCCGATGTACACCTTCTGGGTGATACTCGACCGGACCCACACACTCATGGCGTAAGCAGTGCCCGCTGTCAGGCCAGTCACCGAACCATAGGTGCACCCGCCGCTGATTGCGGTGGTAGCAGTGGACCAAGTAACCCGGCTGAACGTCGGGGTAGTCTGCCCGCCCGTGGTGACGCGGGACAACGCCGCAGCGCCGCCCGTACCAGCCACAGCCGTATAGCCTGTTGAGTTCGTCCCGGATGAAGGGTTGATGACAAGGTTCGTGCGTGTCGTAACACTCATCGGGCGGGCCTCATCCTTGCATCGTTGTTAGCCGAATTGATCGCGTTACCAGCAACCGCGTACATGCGGGAATCCAACTGTTCGTTACCGATGTAGACGTGCACGGCTGGTGCCGCGCCAGCACCTGACGCCCCGGCAATCGAAGCCGCAGGCGCACCGAACGCAGGCATATCAGGGACCGTCACGAGATTGCGCATTGTGGCATTCAGATCGTCAGTCTTGTCACCAGTACCGAGGACAAGGCCTTCAACAATGTTCTTACCGAAAACGCGGAACACTCGCGACGGGGAATTGATCCCCAGCGCCGCCTTGAACGGCTCCACGATCCAGCCAGGGAGTAGCCCGAGGAAGAAATTCCCGATTGTCCCAGCCAGCGACTTGATGCCTTCAAAGAGCCCGTTAACAATGTCCTTGCCCGCGTTGAACAACCACGTGCCGGCACCCGAAAGAGCGTCAGTGATGGTGTTCCACAGTCCGGAGAAGAACCCGCCGACCTGCCCGATCATCCCGGAAACACCGTCAACGATGTTCTGCCAGATTCCGCCGAGGAACCCGGCCACTTGGCCGAAGACGCTGCTGATGAAATCCCAGGCCGCGCCGAACCCTGCGCTGATTACGCCCCAAACCGCGGCGACAGCACCTGAGATAACCCCGACAACGGCGTTCCAAATCGTGGCGATGAAGTTGCCAATCGCCCCGAACACGGAGCTTATGAACCCCCACACCGCGCCGAACACACTACTGATCACATTCCAAATGGCGGTGAGTACGCCAACGACAATCCCGATATACCAGTTCCATACGCCAATGAAGAAGTTTCCGATGGCCGTGAACACGCCCACGATGAAGTTCCAGATAGCCGTGATCTGGTCGCCATGGACCTTCCAGAACGCCTTCAGGATGTTCGTGACCAGGGAGACAACCCAGTTCCACGCCCCGGCAATGAAGTTACCAATGGCCGTGAATATGGAGACGATGAAGTTCCAGACGCCGGTGATGCGGTCGATTATCGGCGACACAAAGGCTGTGACACCGGCTACGACTCCAGCGACGATGCTATTCCAAACGTCCACAAGGAAGCCGACGATGCCGTTCCAGACATCAGCGAAGAAGTTACCAATCCCAGTGAGTGCACCGCCGAAGATCGTCCAGAGTAGGTCCAGC